TGAATTTGTTGCTAATATTACATATGGTGATGATTTTGTTGCTAGCGTGGCTCCGGGAAAAGATTTTTCCCTAGTAACTTACGAAAATTATTTATCGACGTATACCGGCATTAAAGTTACGATGCCTGACAAGAAAAGTGATATTGTTCCATACATGCAATTTGATAACGTAGATTTTCTTAAGAGGCGAAGTGTTTATATTGAGAGCATTGGACATAGAATTGGTGTATTAGATATTAGTTCTATTCACAAGTCCTTATATACAACAATGGCATCTCCCGGTGATGAGGCAAATGTGCTAATTGCCGTGGTACATTCCGCCATGCATGAATTATTTTATCATGGCAAGGAAGTGTACGAAAAATACATCTCTTTGTTCAAAGAAATGTTTGAATATGTTGATCTTGACCCTGGTCCCATATATAAATCTTATGAAGAGAGAGCGTACGAGTGGAAACAATCGTATGAAAAATCAGTTGTATTGGATGACGGTCGTGTGGACGAGACGCTTGCAACTGGTTTTGAGGGTATTGCTCATGATACCACTTAGTGAGCACACTTGTCTTTTGTTTAAACCACGCAAACGACATTTTAAATTAAAGGTTTAACAAAATTAAAGAAAATCAAGATAATGCGGTGGACATTTTTCCACCCGGGAGACAAACGCCCGGTTCGTTTGTTGAGCACTCCGGTTTGGTTACCGAGAGGGAGTCGTCGGAATCCGCCGTCACCAAGTTTAATACTTTAGACACATGGTCGCGGGAGATTTTAGTTTCGCGTGATGAGACATTCAATATCATGCACAATAACGATGCAGATCTTAACGATGCATTGAAAAGACCCATAATAGTTGATACTTTTACGTGGAATATGAATTCTAATGTTAACGGTCGTATTGATTTAGTTAAGAGATGGATAGCATCTTCGGAAATAATTCAAAATCGTATACGGTTTTATCGGTATTTGAGTGGTACGTTTTGCGTTAAGGTAACTATTAATGGTTCACCCTTTATGTATGGAAAATCCATTCTTAGTGCGCAGCATTGGCCAGAAGTTTCAGGTGCAAATTATCCACCCTATTTATGGGATTTGGAATTGTCACAAATGACTAGTTTACCTTATGTATCTATAACCCCCACTGATAGTACTGCCGGTTGTTTGGAATTGCCAATATTACATCCTAACGGGGCTTTAGATTTGACTCAAGTATCCACCCCCATTCAATTGGAGTTACGTTCTATGACACCTTTGAGTTCTGTTAAAGAAACTACTGATAATTGCGTTATCACTGTGTGGGCATGGATGAAAGATTATACGTTATCTGTGCCTACAAATTTTGAGTACGATCCATTATGGGAACAATCAGGGGACGAATATTCTAAACCTTTAGTTAGTACGGCTGCGACCACATTGGCTTCATATCTTGGCAGGTTACGTGATTGGCCATACATTGGACCATATGCTAGAGCTAGTGAAATAGCAGTTTCAGCTGGAGGTCAAATTGCACAATTATTTGGATTTTCCAAACCATCCGCTCTTAAATCAATTGAGTTTATGCAAAATAAACCGTTGGGTAATTTATCTAACTTTAACGGAGAGGATACTTGTGTTAAATTGGCATTGGATTGTAAACAAGAGGTTACTGTTGATCCAAAGGTTACGGGTTATGGTGGACCAGATGACATGGTTATATTAGACATCGCAAAGCGTGAAGCCTATTTAACTAAGTTTGTCTGGCGTTCAAGTTATCAGCGTGGAAAAACTTTATGGCGTAGTGTTGTCAACCCTGGTATTTGTGAACGTTCGGCAACTACAGTGGATGGGATAGCTAATCTAGTTCCAGTTTTGGATCCAACTCCATTAGCACATGTTTCATTTCCTTTTCAATATTGGAGAGGTACGCTGAAGTTTCGTTTTGAGATAATTGCCTCACCATTTCATAAGGGTAAACTACGATTTGTTTATGAACCGGTTTCTGCTCTGGAGTCCAATGGATCTTGGGCTTTTGATGAAACTAAATTAACATCACGCGTCGTGGATTTAGCTACAGAAAGAGAATTCACTATGCATGTGGGATGGGGAAATAATGCAAATTATCTTGGCGTTAGTTCTCCCATGGATCAAATAGGAGTTACTCCTGATGCAATGTTTACTTCCTTGGATTTAGCCACTTTGGCTTTTCAACCGAAGAAACACAATGGATGCATAGGGGTATGTGTAGTAAATCCACTTACATGCTCTGATGCTAATGATGTTGAAGTTTTAGTTTATGTTTCAGCAGGTGATGATTTTGAATTGCAAGTTCCATCAATTGGACTAATTGGGCGATTAAATACATTTGCCCAATTAGGACCACCTATTTTACCAGATTCAGATTTACGATCGGCTAAAACCATTTCCGATTTAAGCGAAAGTGTTTATTCGCCGCCTGTAAGTTCCGAACAAAGCGGTGAAATGCTCGCTCCTGGTGCTGGCGACGTTCCGAATGTGGATGTCGCTCCTGATTTCGTTTTAAAGGATTCAAGCACAGCACCACAGTTAGTTGATAAACTAGCTCATATTCATTTTGGTGAACGAGTTGTGAGTATTCGCCAATTGCTGAAAAGATATTGTAATCATACCGTACTGATTCCGCCAACCCTATCTAATGAATTTTGTAATGCTAGATGGGTTATGAATGATTTTCC